CTGAGATACCATCAGAAAAGAAAGATACAAAATCTTCAAGCAAAGGTCCAATTAGAGGACCAGAAGCAAGTTATGGTATGTTTGGAGAAAACACTAGAACAAATTTCAAAAATAGGCTTTCACAAAAAAGACAAGAAAAATTGGATGAAGGTGTATCAGACTATATTCCTAGTTGGGAAAAAACTAAAGAAGTAGCAAAAAGTCTTACTCCTGGTGTAGACGCATATAAAGCATACAAAGAAGGAAGATATTTGGATGCAGCTGGAAATCTAGCTCTCGATGCTGCCACGATAGGTGCTGGACTAGCAACAGGTGGACTTGGTGCAGCAGCAATAAGAGGTGCTTCAGGTGCTGCTAAAGCTGCTAAATTTGCTAAAGCAGGTACCAAATTAAATGCCGCTAAAGAAGCAGCTAAAACAGGTTTCAAACGTTCAAAGGGTTGGAAAGTTGCTAAAGGAATCGGACGAGGAGCAAGAGGAGTAGCAAGAGGTGCTGCAACTCTTGCAGGAGCAGTACTAGGCGGTGGTGGCAATCAAGATGGCGATCAGGGAACCAGAGCTTCTCCTGGTGACACACCAAGATCGACTGGTGGTGAATATCAATTTGATGCTAATATGGCCAAAGCTAAAGTTGGTGCACCTGGTGAATCACAACAAACTTCAGTTGAAAGAGCAAAAAGATATTGGGGAAATGCTCAGACGGCAATGTCTATGTCTGAACAAACCAACTTCAACAAGATTCGGATTCTTTCAGAAAACAAAGATACTCAAGAAGAACTTATGTTTGAAGACACTTCAATCACTGTAAACGGCAGGGTTGCTAAGAAAATTATGAATCTTCACGAATCACTAAATAAAGAGAATAAAAGAAAAGTCGAAAAGATGATCAACGAAGACGTATCATCACTTAAAAAAGTAATTAACTTTGCAGTAAGGCACCACTAATGGCAAATTTGATAAGAGAACAAAGAATTGTTGATAATAACAGAAGAGCACTTCTGAAGTATATTTGTATATCTGATGGCACACAATTTGCCAACACAACTCTGGTTGATGTTTCTACACTGACAAATGCACTAAATGCCAATGGTTATATTATGCAAGCTGGCGCTGATCCAAGATCAACTTATAGAACAGCAATCAGCAAGATTAAAGGATCAACTTCAATTGGTCCTAATGCAACTGGATATATGAAGTTGCAGTGGCATGGAGACAGCAATTCTGAAATCATTGTAATAAGCAACGACTCATTTGAGTTTATTGGCGAACCTCTTGGTGGTGTTGGTGGTGGTTCTTTTCCTAATCCTGAAGCAAATACAAATGGTGATATTCTCATATCAACTTATGGTATGAAAGCCAATGATGTCTTCACTCTACTTGTTGAAGTTAGAAAAGACGGCAGAGATTATGATCAAGGACAAACAGCAGATCCAGTAGCATTCAATAGAGGACCAGCAGCACTATGAAAGATTTCGTAGGAAGTATTATAGAAAAAGACTTGACACTAGCTGAAAGTCTTATCAAAGAAAGAATTGCAGAAATTACACAAGCCAAACTTCACGAAATGAAGAAGATGATGGCTGCTAGAGATTTTGTCAAAGAACAATATCCATTGAATCCTATGACTGGGCGTTCTATGACATCAACTGGTTCAATACCACGTTCACTTGATTATGCTAAAAGAGGTCTAGCTGAAGACGACGATTCTCCATTTGTTGGCGGCGATACTGAAAAAGTATCAAATCCAAAAGCAAAGAAAGAGAATCAAGCTAAAAAACTTGCTCGTGCTGCTATGGAAAAAATTAAGAAAGAAAAAGGCAAATGAGCCAAGAAGAGCAGCTAGGTGAAGCTGCAAGAGTCAAGATCGTAAAGCTCAGAATTCGAAATGGTCAAGTACAGAGACGTAAGAAAGTCTCTAATGTGCCTGGCATGACCATTCGTGGTGGCAAACTCAAGAGAATGTCACCAACTGAACGCCGCAATCGTAAGATGGGTGCCAGAACAGGCAAGATTAAAAGAAGAGCAAAACTTCAGCAAGCAATCAGAAAGCGTGCTAAGTCACTTCAAAAAAGAAAGAGATTAGGATACTAAGCCAATGAAGTTGATTAAAGAACAAGTAGAAGAAATCAAATATCTTGTTGAAGAATCAAAAGATGGGAAAAAATCTCATTTCATTACAGGTATCTTCATGCAAGCGGAACGACAAAACAGAAATGGAAGAGTATATCCATATGCCGTTCTAAGCAAAGAAGTTGATAGATACAACAGAGAGTATGTAAACAAGAATCGTGCTTATGGTGAACTAGGTCACCCCGACACACCATCTATCAACCTTGATCGTGTATCACACATGATCTCTAAACTGTATCCTGATGGCAATAACTTCATTGGTAAAGCAAAAATTGTTGATACTCCAATGGGTAATATAGTAAAAGGATTGCTCGATAGTGGTGCTAACTTAGGTGTTTCAACTAGAGGTGTTGGTTCACTCAAACCACAAAATGGATTTCAATTAGTTCAAGATGATTTCAAACTAGCTACGGCTGCTGATATTGTGGCTGATCCTTCTGCACCTGATGCTTTCGTAAGTGGTATTATGGAAGGTGTTGAATGGTTCTTTGATGGTGCTAACTGGAAAATGGCAGAGGCAGCAGAAGACACAAGAAGACATATCAAAACTCTAAGCCGTAGAGAGATAGAAGAAACAGCACTCAAACTATTTGAGAATTACATTCGCAAAATCTAAAGAAGCATAAATAGAATAACCATATAAAAGGAGTTTTTCAACAATGGGTAAGTCTCTAACAGAAACAGCGAAGGCGATCTTGATGAAAGAAGGTATGATTCCTTCCGTCAGCCCAATGGACGCTGGAGATCCTGATCGTGGCGCTAAGTCAATGACACCAAATATGGCAACTCTTCGCCCCAATTCACGTGGCGCTGAAGGTCGTCTTGTAAATCCAGGCTCAATGCCTCCAGTAGAAGATGCTGAGGATCTTGGTGGCCAAACACCTGAATCAGGTGCACCCACTGATAATCTTGGCGCTCGGGCTGCTGGTCAAACAAAGAAAGATTCATCACGTTCAAGCGTATCTGCTGTTCCTCAAGAGCCAATGAAGAAGACTTCTATGGCTGAAGAAATGGAAGACGACGAAGAAGATAAAAAGAAGAAACTTCAAGAACTTTATCGTCAAATCAAAGAAGCCAAAAAGGCTGAAAAAGAAGACGAAAAAGAAGACGAAAAAGAAGATGATAAAGAAGATGATAAAGAAGAAATGAAAGAAGACTTCGAACTTTCCGAAGAGCTAGAAGCATTCATTGATGCCATGCTCGAAGAAGGTGCTTCTGAGGAAGAAATTGCTGAAGCTATCGAAGAGAACTTCGAAATCATCGAAGAAGATGTTGAACAACTCGACGAAATCTCTTCTGAAAAAGCAATGCGTGCAAAAATGAAAAGTGATGAAAGAGCATCTGAAATCCTTGGCAGAAGCGACGTTTGGCGAGGTCAACCCGGTAAGAATACATTTGCACTAAATGCCTACAAAGCAGAAAAAGAAAGAGGCAAGAAGTTTGATGACTATGCTCAAAAGAAATATGAAAAAGAAACTCCAGATGAACGCAGAAAAAATTCGGCAAGTCAAGTTATGTCTCAAGCACAACGTCGTAAGATTGAAAAAAGTATAAAAGAAGATGTTGATGCACTCCTAGACGGCGAACAACTCTCTGAAGATTTCCGTGTAAAGGCTGAAACTATCTTCGAATCTGCTGTCAATACCAGACTTCAAGAAGAACTTTCTGTAATCGAAGAAGCATATGCTGAATCACTTCAAGAAGAAGTTTCTGCTATCATGGAACAACTCACAGAACAAGTTGATGATTATCTCAACTATGTCGTTGAACAATGGATTGCAGAAAACGAAGTTGCTATTGAATCTGGTCTTCGTTCAGAACTAACTGAAGACTTCATCTCAGGTCTTCGTAATCTATTTGCAGAACATTATATCGATGTTCCAGAAGAAAAAATTTCCATCGTTGAAGGTCTTGCTGAAAAGGTCGAAGCTCTTGAAGGCAAGCTAAACGAAGAAATTGATCGCAATGTTTCTCTCAACAAGATGCTTGCTGAATCTAAGAAGTATGAAATTCTTAGAGGTGCTTGCGGTGGTCTAACTGACACTCAAGCAGACAAGCTATTTGCTCTTGCTGAAAACATTGATTTCAACTCAACCGACGAGTATGCTCGCAAGATTCATACTCTCAAAGAGAGCTATTTCCCATCCACAGTAACAGCACAAACTTCACTTGATAATGTTGAAGATGCTGATGGGAGATCCATGATCTCAGAAGAATTGCAAGGACCAATGAATGCATATGTCCGTGCTCTCGGTAAAACATTACCAAAGTAAGAATACTGTGAATTAAAAGTGTGGGCCACGATGTTACAGCATCTGCCCACTCTAACACCTGAAACGGAGGTATCAGCATATGAGTATATATAACGATTATTATGTGTATGCTTATATAAAAAAATCTACTCTTACTCCTTACTATATTGGAAAAGGACGCAAGAATAGAATAAATGAAAAACATAAAGGCATTTCTATACCTAAAGAAAAGTGTTTTCGTGTTATTATGGAATCAAATTTGACAAATCTAGGAGCTTGTGCTTTAGAGAGAAGATATATTCGATGGTATGGTCGTAAAGATAATAAGACTGGTATACTATTAAACAAAACTGAAGGTGGCGATGGTTGGTTTTCTAAACATTCCGATATATCAAAAAGAAAAATGAGTTTGAGTCAAACAGGAATTAAAAAACCAAGAACCAAAGAACACCAAAATAAACTTTCTTGTAATTCAAAATTTTGGCAAATTATTTTTCCTTCTGGAAAAATAGAAATTATAAATAATATAAGAAAGTTTGCAAAAGAAAACGGATTGAGTGAGTCAGCCCTTAGGGCTGTTGCTTACAGAATCCAAAATAGAAAACAACATAAGGGATTTCAAGTAAATCCTACAGAAAGAAAAAGAAGGAATAAAAAATATGTATTTGACAGAGCAACTTGAAAGAAAGTGGTCACCTGTTCTCGACCATGACGGTCTTTCACAAATCAAAGATCCATATCGTCGTGCAGTTACAGCCATCATTCTTGAGAACCAAGAAAAGGCTATGGCCGAAGAGTCACGTCAGCTAAACGAAGCTGCTCCCACTAACGCTGGTGGCGGTCTCGGTGCAGGCACAAACATTGGTTCATATGATCCAATTCTAATTTCACTTGTTCGTCGTGCTCTACCAAACCTCATTGCTTATGATATCTGCGGCGTTCAGCCAATGACTGGCCCTACCGGCCTCATCTTCGCTATGCGGTCACGCTACAAGACACAAGACGGCACTGAAGCCCTATTCAATGAAGCCAACACTGCATTCTCTTCACAGAACGCTGCTGGTGGTCTCACTGGTACTGGTGCCCATGCAAATACTAACCCTGTTTATGATCTAGATACCTCTTCAACATACACTGTTGGCAAGGGCATGTCTACATCTCAAGCTGAAGCTCTTGGCGACGGCACCACAGGCAATGCATTTGCTGAAATGGCTTTCAGCATTGATAAGGTAACTGTCACTGCTCGTAGCCGTGCTCTCAAAGCAGAATACACCATGGAACTTGCTCAAGACCTTAAGGCAGTTCATGGTCTAGACGCTGAGACTGAGCTAGCCAATATTCTTTCAACAGAAATTCTAGCTGAAATCAACCGTGAAGTCGTTCGTACCATCTATAGAACAGCCACAAAGGGTGCTCTATATGGCGTAACAACTCCAGGTACTTTCGATCTTGACACCGACGCAAATGGCCGTTGGTCAGTTGAAAAGTTCAAGGGTCTAGTATTCCAGATTGAACGTGAAGCTAACGCTATTGCTCGTGCGACTCGCCGCGGCAAGGGTAACATGATCATCGTCTCCTCAGACGTTGCATCTGCCCTAGCTATGGCTGGTGTTCTCGACTATACTCCAGCTCTCCAAGCCAATCTACAAGTTGATGACACTGGCAACACCTTCGCTGGTGTTCTCCATGGTCGCATCAGAGTTTACATCGATCCATACTTCGGTGGTTCTTCTGTAGGCGACGAACTTTGCACTGTCGGTTATAAGGGTACTTCTCCTTATGACGCTGGCATTTTCTATTGCCCCTACGTTCCTCTCCAGATGGTACGTGCAATCGGTCAAGATACTTTCCAGCCAAAGATCGGCTTCAAAACCCGCTATGGCATGGTAGCTAACCCATTCGCTACTGCTGCTGGTAATGGTGTTATCAGTGATCGCAATACTGCCGATCAAGCTAACATCTACTACAGAATCTTCCGTGTTAGAAACCTAACCTAACAAGAAGAAGAAAAGAGATTAGTACAAACCTAAGAGGGGACTTGTTCCCCTCTTTCTTTTTATAAATAGAATTATGATAATACTGTTACCTAAAAAAGAAATAATCTTTGTTGGTATCACATACTATCTGCCAGACTATCAAAATCTGGTAAATGAGTTTTATTGTCAGTTTGATGATATTGTGCCAGATATACCACGTGTTCATGAGTTTCTTAACTACTGGAAAAATAATATCGAAGCTGTCATCAAAGATGTGAAAGTAAGTTCTTCCAATAAAAGTCATTACGTAAATGCAGATTTCTATAAGGTACTCAACTAAATGTCCAACACATCAGTTCTAACAAAGATACCTGAGAACACATCATTTCTACAAGCAACAAGATTCTCATTCTTGTTTCCAGAATTACCATTTCTTAGATACTTCTGTCAATCTGTATCTATTCCTGGTGTGTCAACAAATGCTATTAGTGTAGAAACACCATTCTCAAACACGTTTAGACACGGTGATAAACTGAACTATGATGCTTTAGTTATTACTGCAATCATTGACGAGGACATTCGTGTATGGGAAGAAACATATAATTGGCTTGTTGCTTTGACATTTCCTAAAAACTTTACAGAGTATATTAGATTCTATGATAAGAAAAAATCACCATATCATGATGGTGTTCTAACTATCAATACAAACGCTAATATACCAAACATTCGTATCAAGTTTACTAACTGTCATCCTGTATCTTTGGGTGGTATAAACTTTGATACAAAATTGGATGCATCTACTGTAATCACAACAGACATCAATTTCAGATATGATGGTTTCGAAATAACAAGATTATAACTTGACATCTACTTAACTTCCTGATATACTCATAATCATTTTTTCTTTGAGAAGGATTTTCCATGAAGCCACCTGTCTCTCTTGAAGACCTCATGTCTATGTGGGCTGAGGACTCTATTATTGATGAAACAGAACCTGGTCGTGCGATGGCAAAGATACCTATTCTTCATGCCAAGTATCTACGCATTCTAAGCTATCACAATCTAATGGTCAAGAAACTTCACAACGATTATCAACGGACCAAGAAACTCAAGTGGGAGTATTTTCATGGTGACTTAAACAATCCAGAAGATTTGGCTGAACACAACTTAGAACCATTCACTAAGAAAGTCATTCGACAAGACATTCCAATGTGGATCGATGCAGACAAGCAACTTACCGACATTCTATTGAAGAAAGCTATGCATCAAGAGATTGCCGATGCTGCTACCTCTATTCTGAAAGAGCTACATAGTAGAACGTTTCAGATCAAGTCCATCATCGAATGGGAGAGGTTCACTGGAGGCAAATAGTTGGAACGATTGATTATCAAGAATAAAGATGAAGTATATGTGAAGATTGATTGTTCTGAAAGCGTTTCGTATGAGCTACGAGACGAGTTTACTTTCATGGTTCCTGGTGCTCAGTTTTCACCTCAGTTTAGAGCCAGACTTTGGGATGGCAAGATAAGACTTTACGATGTAAGACACAATCTTTTATATCGAGGTCTGGTTCAATACATAGACAAGTTTTGTAAGGACAGAAACTATGATTATAACTACGAAGAAGAAATCAGTCAAGAAATCTCTATCCAAGAAGCCAAAGAGTTTACCAAAGAAATCAACCTCAAGTACGAACCTCGGAATTACCAACTTGATGCTTTTGTTCATGCTGTACGGAATCGTCGTTGCTTACTCCTTAGCCCTACTGCTTCTGGTAAATCTCTTATCATATACCTTCTACTAAGGTGGATGCTTGAACACTCTACTCAAAAGCTGCTTATTATCGTGCCTACTACTTCTCTGGTTTCTCAGCTATTCACTGATTTTGCTGATTACGGTTATGATTCTGATCGCTATGTCCATCGTGTATTTGCTGGACAAGACAAACAGACTGATAAGCCAGTGGTTATCTCAACTTGGCAAAGTCTACACACGTTGCCAGCAGCGTATTTCAAACAATACCAAGCAGTGATTGGCGACGAGGCACATCAGTTCAAAGCCAAGTCACTTACCCACATCATGACCAATCTTGTCAATGCTAAATATCGAGTTGGTACTACAGGTACACTTGACGGCACAAAGACACATAAGTTGGTTCTTGAGGGACTCTTTGGTCCTGTAAAGAAGGTTATTACGACTAAAGAGCTTATGGATCAAAAGCATGTGGCAGACTTTCGTATCAAGTGTCTGTTGCTAAAACATTCTGATAGCATCTGTCAAGCTGCACGAAATTTCACATATCAACAGGAGATAGAATATCTTGTATTGAATGAGACTAGGAACAAGTTCATTCGGAATCTAGCATTGTCTCTTGAAGGAAACACTCTTGTTCTTTATCAGTATGTTGATAAGCATGGAAAAATACTAGAACAACTGATAAAAGAAAAGGCTGATGAAAGAAAAGTTTTCTTCATTTATGGCAAAACTGATGTTGAAATCAGGGAAGAAACAAGAGCAATCGTTGAGTCCGAACGAGACGCTATCATTGTTGCTAGTTACGGCACTTTTTCCACTGGTGTCAATATTAGGAATCTACATAATGTCATTTTTGCCAGCCCTTCTAAATCTCGTATTAGGAATCTTCAATCGATAGGTCGAAGCCTACGTAAATCAGATACCAAATCATCAGCGACACTCTATGATATTGCGGATGACATGAGACACAAGAAGCACGAGAACTACACACTCAAACATTTCCAAGAACGCATCAAAATCTACAGTGAAGAGAAATTTCAATTCAAACTCTATAAAATAGAACTCAAAGGAATCTAGATCATGAATCAAGTCGTAGAAAGTAATAATGAAGTGAAGTTCATTCGTCTTGTCACTGGCGAAGACTTGATCACAGAGATTCTAAAGAGTGAAAATGAACCCAACTATATACTACTGAACCCACTCAAGATCGTATATGCGTTCGGTGAGAAGCCTGGTGTGATCTCAATCGGTCTAGTTCAATGGGTATTTCCTGAAGTTGTTGAGTCACAGGAAATCACAATCAAACCAAGTGATGTGATCACTATGTCTAATCCTTCTATTCAAATGGAAGCAAGCTATTGGGAATCACTTGCCAAGTTGGAAAAAAGTCTATCGTTTGATTTTTCTGGAAAAAGTAGATCAGTTCAGGCAGATAATCTTGACAATTACGATCTAGAAGACTATGATATGGAAGTGTCAAGTGATGATGTGGAAACAATTAGAGAGTTACTTGATACAATGAAGAAGACAGACAAGAGGAAACTTCACTAATGGCAATCAAGAATAACTACATTGATACCGATGATTCATATGATTTTGGATTCACATTTGCTAATGAAGATGAGATCGTAACAACCAATCAGGAGTTTTCATCACTATCTGATCAAGTCGATGATCTCAAGATGAGACTTCAAGCAGTCAATAAGATATTCATGCCTCTGTTAGAGAACTTAGCTAAAGATCCGGATAAGCCAATGATCAAGTGGCCTAATCGAGCAGAGATGATTGAGAAGCAGATCAAGAAGCTAAAACAACTAACTAATGTCTAATACTATTCATTGAAACAGGGACATACCCATTATATACGGGTTGTCAAGTTTGTCAAGAGGAAAATGCATGAAGACTCCAAAAAAACGCATCCACTATGTAGACAACCAAAAGTTCTATCAAGAGATCGTAGCCTATCGCAAAGCGTTGCTTGAAGCCCGAGAAGCAGGCAAAGAAGAACCTCGTATTCCTAACTACATTGGTGAATGTATCTGGAAAATTGCAACTAAGCTATCTACCAAACCATGCTTCATGAATTATTCCTATCGTGATGAAATGATCTCAGATGGTATCGAGAACTGCATTCTATACTTCAAAGACTACAATCCAGAGATTGGTCAAAATCCATTTGCTTATTTCACACAGGTGATCTATTATGCTTTTCTTCGGCGTATATCAAAGGAAGAAAAGAACAGATACACCATCTACAAGAGTTTCCAAGAGATGATGACTGTCCATGATATTGAGCACCTTACAGACAGTGACGATAAGCACATTCTTCCTTCAAAGCTATACGACAACATCAACGAGTTCATGACCAAGTTTGAGAAGAAGGAAGAAGAGAAGAAAGAGAAGCGGAAGACTATGAAACAAGGTCTTCAAAATTTCTTCGAATAACACTTGACAATCATATACAATAGTGTATTATGTATCCTTTAGTTAGCAACCAGAGGAAGCCATGGACCACAATATTCCATACCAAATTCAGCAATTGATTGACTCTCTTCTCAACAAGAAAGAGAACGTCCATCTACGTGGCAATTATCGTTTTCGGTTGAACGACATTCGTGGTGCTATTGATACTGCCATTCGGAAGTATGATAATGAACTTCTTGCTTCCGATGCATCAAGAGCCAAGCGGAAGAAAGCATAATGGCAAAGATTGCTCTAATCTGCGACACTCATTATGGTGTTCGCAATGATAGTCCTGTGTTCCATGCATACTTCGCTAGGTGCATGGAACACTTTTTTAGTGTTGTCAAATCAGAGAATATCAAGCATGTGATCCATCTTGGTGATCTGTATGATAGAAGAAAGTACCTCAGCTTTCTTACAGCGAATGTGTGTCGTGAGACTTTTCTCCAGCCACTTGAGAATCTTGGCATAGAAACTCACATCATCTCTGGTAATCACGATCATTACTACAAAGATACTTTTTTCATCAATTCACTTGATGAGATTGTTGATGGTCGCTATTCTTATATCCGAACTTATAACAAGCCAACAACGATTGAAGTTGATGGTCTTCCTATTCTATTGCTACCTTGGATCAATCAGTCAAATGAAAAAGAGACTGAAATCGCTGTCAAGGAAACAAAAGCAGAAATCGTAATGGGGCACCTCGAGATCACTGGATTCGAGATGTTTCGTGGTGCTGTATCGGATCATGGTGTAGATAAGTCCTACTACAACAAGTTTGATCTCGTATTCTCTGGTCACTATCATCACAAATCATCTGCTGGCAACATTCACTATCTTGGTGCCTTTGCTGAATACACATGGTCAGACTACAATGATCCTCGAGGCTTTCATATCTTTGATACCGAAACTCGTGAGTTCAAGTTCTACAGAAATCCATATTCAGTCTTCAAACTCATATCATATGATGATGTAAAAGACAAAGAGATTTTGGAAACAATCAATAAGTCAAGCTACAAAGAATACAAAGACTGTTATGTAAAGATCGTGTGTGCCAACAAAACTAATCCATATGCATTAGACATGCTAGTTGACAAGTTATACAAAGAAGGTCCTGTGGATATTTCGATTGTGGAAGATGTTTCAGCATTTGCCGAAAATGGTGATGAGGAAATCAACGAAGCAGAAGACACACAAACAATCCTCGATAAGTTTGTGGATAACTTGACTTTGCCTGTGCCTAATGATAGAATGAAAGCATATCTCAAGGATATATATCAAGAAGCATTGACAATCGAGCATGTTTGATATGGAAAGTGGATTGAATGATAGCATTTCAAAAGATTCGTTGGAAAAACTTATTAAGTACGGGTAATGCCTTTACTGAAATATTATTGAATAATACACCAAATGCTCTAATTATTGGGGATAATGGGGCAGGAAAATCTACAATTTTAGATGCTCTTTGTTTTGCTCTATTTGGAAAAGCATTTAGAAATATAAACAAAGGAAATCTTGTCAATTCAGTAAATCAAAAAGCCCTTGTTGTTGAGGTAGAGTTCACAACAAGTGGTAAACATTATAAAGTCATCCGTGGCATCAAGCCAAACATCTTTGAAATCTGGTGTGATGGTACGTGTCTCAATCAAGACTCAGCAACCAAGGACTATCAAGAGCATCTAGAGAAATTCATTCTCAAGATGACATTCAAGTCATTTACCCAGATTGTCATTCTTGGTTCAGCGTCGTTCAAGCCATTCATGCAGTTAACACCTGCTGATCGGCGTGTGATCATTGAAGACTTGCTAGATATTCAAATCTTCTCGGTGATGAATACGATTGCCAAGCAGAGATTTATTCAGAACAAAGAATCCATCGAGAAGAATCGTATCGAGGGTCTTGGCAAGACTGAGAAGATGCTGTTTATTGAGAAGACAATCAAGAGTCTAAAGCAGAATAATGATGAAAGAATTTTGCACCTAGAAAAACAGTATACTGAACTATCACAAAACAAAAATGAACTTGAAAGTGTAATCTGTAACTTTACACTTTCAGAGGAAGAATTAGTGAAAAAGACTGAGCCAATAACTCAGTTGCGAAACAAGTTTAATCAAATGATCAAGCTCAAAGCCAAGATGGTAACTAACTCGGATCGGTGTGATAAGAACATCAACTTCTATCACGACAACGATAGCTGCCCAACTTGTAAGCAAGCACTTGAGGGTTCATTCATCAAGAATGAATTATCTGAACTTACCAAGAAGCGTAACGAGTATGACAAAGCTATCGAAGAAATCACAACTAAAATTGATGGTGTAACGGCAGAGATTGATGACCTCGAGAAGTTGATGACTGATTTGCATAATCTTGGATTGAAGAAGGCTACCAAGTCTTCACAACTCAAGACCATGGAATCACAAATGCGTTCTATCAAAGACACAATCGATGAACTCAAGGTTGCAGACAAGCTAACGCTGGATAACGAACAAGAACTTCAGAATGTGAAAAATGATATTGCTCGGATTGAAAAAGAAAAGCAAGAGTTGATTGATCAGAGAATGCTTATCGAGACTGCTATTCAGTTACTCAAAGATGGTGGCATCAAGACCAAGATCATCAAACAATATCTACCTATCATCAACAAGCTGATCAATAAGTACCTACAGCAGATGGGCTTCTTCGTCAATTTCAACATTGATGAAAATTTCAACGAGACAATCAAGTCTCGGTATCGTGATGAGTTTTCCTATCAGAATTTCTCTGAGGGCGAAAAGACACGTATCGACTTGGCTATTCTGTTTACATGGAGAACTATTGCCAAGATGCGAAACTCTATCAATACCAATCTGTTGTTGTTCGACGAAATCTTTGATGGATCACTCGACGCAAATGGTACAGATGAGTTCCTCAAGATCATGTGGAATCTAGCAGGAGATACAAATGTGTTTGTGATTAGCCATAAGCAAGATATGCTGGTTGACAAATTCAAAAAAGTGTATAGATTTAAGAAGACAAAGAACTTTAGCGTCCTTACGGTATGAGGGAATAAATGGCAAAGGTAGCAAAGACACCTGTTCAAGAGACAGCAGAATATGACAACTTCCTAAATCAAAAAGCAGAATTGCCAGAAGAAAGCAAACTGTTTGATGATGCTATCGAACAAAGTGATCGAGACAAGTACTGGGTTGGTATGCCAGAGTTCGATCAAAAAGATAAAAAGACATACAAGACAATCTATCTCCATTTTCGCAATGAAGCAGATTTCAAAGAGTTTGTGACTAAGTACAAAGCGTTAGATGCAGAACAAGTCATCTCCGACAAGACAAAGAGCATGTGGTATCCACATCTCGATAAGGATGAAAACTCATTGAAGCGATGGTTCGAAGAATGATTACGCAAGAATATCTACATTCACGGTTTGAATATAGAGATGGTATGCTTTACAGAAAACACAATGCTGCCAACAATAAAATCAAAGCAGGATCACCAGCAGGTCGTTTTCATAAAGCAACAGGATATTACCGTATTTGTATAGACAATAAACGATATCCTCTACATAGAATGATATACCTTTTTCATCATGGTGTTTTATCCGAAGTAATAGATCATGTTGATTGTAATCCACGTAATAATCATATAGAAAATTTAAGAGCAGCAAATTGTACATGGAATAATACAAATAAAAAACGACAAAAGAACAATCGTTCAGGTATAAAAGGAATATCGTTCTATCCTAAATTTAATAGAATACATGCACAAATTCAAGTTAACAGAAAAAAAATACATAAAACATTTGTTCCTATTTCTGAAGAAAATCTATCATTAGCTTTGCAATGGTTAGAGGAACAGAGAAACATGTTGCACGGAGAATATGCAAATCATGGCTGACGGCAAATTCAAACATACAAATCCTGAAAGTCCTGTGTATATTGTATCTAAAGGCAGAGCAAGCACAATGTATACCTCACGTTCTCTAAACAGAATGCGAGTACCACATTACATTGTCATTGAACCTCAGGATGAAGAGTCATATCGAAAATCATTCGAGACTTTTAATATTGATATGGCAACTTTGATCGTAGCACCATTCTCTAATCATGGTGATGGACCTGGTCGTGCAAGAAACTATGCATGGGATCATGCTATCTCGATAGGATCAAAAAAACATTTTGTTTGTGATGATAACATCCAAGACTTCTATCGACTTCATAAGAATCAACGCATTCGTGTGGAATCTGGTGTGATCTTCAAAGCAGCCGAAGACTTTGTTGATCGGTTCGAGAATGTTCCTATCTCAGGCTTTCAGTACAGATTCTTCATTGCACCAAATCAAGCCTATCCACCTTTCGTTGCAAACACTCGCATATATTCTTGTCTTTTGATCTCTAATGATTGCAAACATCGTTGGCGTGGTCGATACAATGAAGACACTGATATTTGCCTTCGTGTATTGAAAGATGGTGACTGCACGATCCAGTTCAATGCGTTTCTTCAAGGTAAAGCAGCAACACAAACTGTCAAGGGTGGCAACACCGAAGAGTTCTATCACAAAGAAGGTATCACTGACAAATCGAAGTGGCGTGATGGTCAGCTAAATGCAACTGGTACAGTCAACAAGTCGCAAATGCTTGTCGATATGCATCCTGATGTTGCTAAAGTTGTTTGGAGATATGGTCGTTGGCATCATTATGTCGATTATCATGTGTTTCAAAAACGTGAATGTGATTTGAATCCACAACAAATTATTATCAGGAGAAATCTTGGTCTAACAGATTCCGATAATAGATTGCGTTTGAAACCAGATATTGATTTGTCCAAACTACCCAAAGTAAATGAGTATGGAATGAAGTTAAAACACATTCCAAAAAGTGTATCGAAATCAATGAAGTGAGGTATGCAGGAACAGCATAGCAGTCATGTAAAAATATGTGTTGCAACTGGGCCCTAAGCCGTATATTGTTGCATCAAATCGAAAACGAGGTCAACATGACTGCTACCGCTCCTGCTTTCACCTTCGAGACCAAAAGTCTTCTGGCAAAGCTCCTTGCCACTGAAAACATCACTATGCAGCATAATCCTAGTGTGACCACCGCCTACTTTGATATCAAGCAGCGGTTGCTGGTGCTGCCTGTGTGGCAAAACATTTCTGAGGATCTTTATGATCTCCTCGTGGTGCATGAAGTCGGTCATGCTCTCGACACTGACTTTGAAGCGTGGATGGCGGCAATCAAAAAGATTGCGGATGACCATGGCACCAAGACTGTCAAAGCCGAAACGGTCATCAAGGACTTCCTCAATGTTGTCGAGGACGCTCGGATTGACAAGCGCCAAAAGCGCCGCTATCCTGGTTCACGCAAGAATTATGTGAAGGGCTACGCCGAACTCCTTAATGAACGAGATTTCTTCAAAATCCGTGGTAAGGACGTGAACGAACTGTCCTTCATTGACCGTGCTAACATCTACTTTAAGGGTGGTTACGTCCTCAATATCAAGTTTACGCCCGAAGAACGCAAGTTGATCGTGCGCATGGAAAACGCCGAGACGTTTGATGATGTTGTTGGTATTGCCAGCGATGCCTACGGTTATGCCATCACCGTCGAGAAGGAAAAGCAAAAAGAGAAGGAAGAAAACAACAAAGAAGAGTTTACTCCTTCCGAGTCCGACGACTCGGATGATATGGAAGTCGATATGTCGGCCGATGATGCGGATGATATGAGAGACGAACTTGAAGGCAACCAGTCGCCTAATGATGCTGGTGGCGATACTGAAACTATGGCATCAAAGTCCATGGACGGTGCCGATGAGGATCTGCCTGAAGTGATGACCGAACAGGCTGCTCGGGAAAACATGTCGTCCATCGTTGCTTCGGACGATACTCAGTATTATTTCGTTGATCTTCCTAAGATTGACCATTCTAAGATTGTGGATGATTACAAGGTCGTTCTCAATGATATGATGAAAGAAGTATTTACGTCTTCTTATGCCTTCTCTAAAGAAGCCATCAACGTTTACTTGAACCAGTTGAAAGAGTGGAAACGCAATGAAACCGCGGTCATCTCATACATGGTCAAAGAATTTGAGATGAAAAAGGCAGCCGATGCTTATGCTCGGACGGCCGTGTCCAAGACTGGTGTGATCGACACGAATAAAGTTCATTCGTACAAGTTCAATGAAGATATCTTCCGCAAAGTGTCTGTTACAGCTAATGGCAAAAATCATGGCTTTGTCATGTTCCTTGACTGGTCTGGTTCCATGGTCAGTAACCTTCAGAATACTTTGAAGCAACTCTTTAGTCTGGTCATGTTCTGTAAGCGGGTTCAAATTCCGTTCGAAGTTTATTTCTTCCGCAATACGGTTGGTACTGATCTTTCATGGCAATCTGCCGAACGTGGTGATTGGTTCAATAGCAACAGCGAAACAAAAATGCGGCTGAGGTCTTTCCGTCTTCGGAATATCTTTTCGTCTCGCATGAGCATGGCAGAGTTCAATCGTGCTATGGAATGTTTGTGGATGGCATCTCGCCGTATGTTGTATTGTGATCCCATGAGCTCCACTCCGTTGAACGAGACTATTCTTGCTGCTGACTATCTTGTCAATCAGTTCCGCAAGAATAATAAGGTGGAAGTTGTGAGCACCATCTTCCTGACTGACGGTGCTGGTGATTACCTTTCTTATTCCAGGTCTGTTTGGGAAACCAAGAAAAGTAACTTTGTTTGGCGTGATACTGTTACCAAGAAGACATATTACAATGTTACAAATCGTGACCAAACGTCCACGCTACTCAAAGTCCTGAAGGAACGCACTCAGTCAAACATGATCGGTTTCTACCTTCACTCTGGTAACCTTCGTGATCTTAACTACATGATTGATGAAACGGTACTGCATAGCGACCAGACGATCAAGTCGTGGAAAGAAGAGCACTTCTTCGGTGCGAAGTGCTCTGGGTATGATGAATATTATATTATCAACAGCCGCAAGTTGGCTGACACGGCTGCGGCAAGCCTGAATGTGGATACGAAGATGACCAAAAACCGAGTGGCTCGTGAATTTATGAAGTACTCGCACAAAAAGACGGTAAGTCGTACCATGCTTTCCAAGTTTATTACTCGTGTTGTCCAAGATAATGGTAAGTAAAAAATCGTATTCCACCAGTAACAAAGTGCTTGACTTACCCGACCATTCATGTATAATGATGCCATCAACTGAGAGAGGAACTCAAATGTCTAAGGCTCGTGACCGCTTCTTTGCTGCCGTTGTTGCCGAACTTGGCAATATTGACGTTATCACTCGCCAGCAGATTGTGGATGTGTGCGATGCCCAGGGCGTAAACATGCCCGCATGGCTCACCACCAACCCTGACTACCGTGCTGGTCGTGGTTCGTATTCCCTCGTGGCCGCTGGTATGAAGGCCGACGCCAAGTCTAAAGCAGTCAAGTCTAAGCCCGTCGTCGAGGCTGAAACTGTGGCCATGGCATCTACTGTAGTGCCGATGCCGCATGTCCAGATGCCCCATTTCCAGGCGGACTCGGTCAGTCTGGTGCCGAAGCGGGCTGAAGGTTATGTTCCGTTCGGTCACTTTGCCGACGTTCGTAAGATTGTCGCAAGTGCCCGTTTTTACCCGATGTATATCACCGGTCTGTCTGGCAACGGTAAGACTATGATGGTCGAGCAAGTGTGTGCCACCGAAAAGCGTGAATGCATCCGTGTGAACATTACAGTCGAGACCGACGAGGATGATTTGCTCGGTGGTTTCCGATTGATCGACGGTCGTACTGTTTGGCAGAATGGTCCAGTTATCAACGCCATGGAACGTGGCGCTGTCCTGCTCCTCGACGAAGTCGATCTCGGTTCGAATAAACTTATGTGCCTCCAGCCCGTGCTCGAAGGCAAGTCGATCTTCCTCAAAAAGATCAACAAATTGATCACCCCGGCTAAGGGCTTCAACGTGATCGCCACTGCTAACACTAAAGGTAAGGGTTCGGACGATGGTCGCTTCATCGGCACCAACGTTATGAACGAGGCTTTCCTCGAGCGGTTCAGCATTACCCTTGAGCAGGAATATCCGCAGTGGAAGATCGAAGCGAAGATCCTCAGCAATGTGTTGGCTTCGATTGGTACTGAGGATGCTGACTTTGTTGATAAGCTCGTCGGTTGGGCTGAGGTCATCCGCAAGTCGTTTGTCGAGGGTGCGGTTACCGAAATCATCTCGACCCGTCGTCTCGTCCATATCTGCGAAGCATACGGTATCTTTGGCAACCAAACCAAGGCAATCGAGCTTTGCTTGAACCGCTTTGATGTTGACACCAAGCGGTCATTCATGGAACTTTACCAGAAGCTGGACAACAGCAACCTTCCTGCATCTGGTACTGAACCGCCTGTTAATGGCGAAGTCAAGTTCTAAAAGAATTGGTAGGTAACTCCTACTAATAGTTGAAATTGATGCCGCACAATTTCAACTTACTTTCATCTGCGGCTTTTTTGGAGAAACTGCATGTCACAACTTACCCGTATCGCAAAGCATCTTCGTCGCAACACAACTGGTGCTGGCATCACGCCACGTCAGCTTGCTAAGGCTGCGAGTGTGCCACTTGCGAACGTTTACAAGCGAGTGAGCGATCTCCGCAATGTTGAAGGTCGTATGATCTACAGCAACACTCGAATTGTAAATGGCGAGCGTAAGATGTATTATCGCTTCGGTGGTAATTCACGGGCTGCATAATCATCGTTATGCTTATAAGAGGGGGGAAGCTAACTGCTTCCTCCTTTTTTTTATTTGACATATGATTTTTGTTGCTATATAATACTGAGATGATTATCTCTTCCCACAATTCTATATCATTATCGGAGTGCCCACATTATGGAAATTCGCATCACACCAGAAAATCTGCGTAAAACAAAACTATTCGTTGCCACACCAATGTATGGTGGCAATTGTGTTGGTCTATACATGAAAGCCTGTCTCGATCTTCAGGCTCTTTGTTTGAAGTACGGAGTAGATTGTCGTTTTTCATTTCTGTTCAACGAATCACTAATCACTCGTGCTCGCAACTATCTGGTTGATGAGTTTATTCGGTCGGGCTTCACTCATCTTCTGTTTATTGACTCAGACATTCTATTCAATCCAGAAGACGTGCTTGCACTAATTGCAATGGACAAAGATGTGATTGGTGGACCATATCCTAAGAAGTCAATCAATTGGAGTGCAGTGTGGAAAGCATCAAAGCGATTGATTGGTGATAGCAATTTTGACGAAAGCAAGTTTAGTCCAGGCGAACTTGAGGGTGTGACTGGCGAATATGTTTTCAATCCAGTTCCTGGTACAACATCATTCAAGGTAACTGAACCACTTGAAGTCATGGAGATCGGCACAGGTTTCATGATGGTCAAGCGTGAAGTCTTTGATAAGTTCAAAGAAGAATATCCACACTTGAATTATAAGCCAGATCATGTTGGTCAAGCTAACTTTGATGGTTCACGTTACATCCATGCATACTTTGATACTGTAATCGATCCTGATAGCCATCGTTATCTTTCAGAAGATTATATGTTCTGTCAGTATTGGCGAGCTATCGGTGGTAAGATTTGGCTGTGCCCATGGATGAAGACACAGCACGTTGGTACATATGCGTTCACTGGCGATATGCCTAAGATTGCGGCTCTAACTGGATCACTCTAATCATGATAATCGGACTGCTTGGATTTGCAGGAGCGGGCAAAAGCACTGTTGGTGATATTCTAGTTCAACAATATGGATATCAACAATATGCTTTCGCTGATAGCCTCAAAGATGCTGTCTCAGTTATCTTCAACTGGGATCGTGCATTGCTAGAAGGAGATACAGAGCCTAGTCGTGCGTTTCGTGAAAAAGTTGATGTTTTCTGGAGTGCCCGTTTTGGTCGTGATATCACGCCTCGCATGATCCTACAGCAAGTTGGTACCGATGCCATGCGTAACGTGATCAATCAAAACATCTGGGTGCATTCACTCGAAAGCAAGATCACAGGCAAAGACAATGTTGTGATTACTGATGTTCGTTTTCCAAATGAGATTGAATGCATTCAAAGACTAGGTGGCAAGTTAATTCGAATCCAAAGAGGACCAAATCCAGTTTGGTACGATACAGCGTATAATCATAACATGCTCAACACTAATGAGATGCCACAGAAATATCCTGACGTTCATGTATCTGAGTGGGCATGGATTGGAACTAAACCTGACGCTACAATCCACAATGACAGTAACAAGCAAACACTGGCTAAACTCGTAGAAAAGTGCTTGCAAGTTATGCCAGCCTGATGTATAATTGACCTATCTTCCAACAAAGGAGAATCTTTGATATGAAACTTTCTGATTACACTATGACTGTCCTCAAGAACTTCTCGACAATCAACTCTGGTCTAGTTCTCAATCCTGGTACACTTCAACGTACCATGTCACCAGAAAAGTCTGTTCTTGTGGAAGCCGAGTTGGATGATTCCATGCCAATCAAGTTTGGAATCTATGATCTCAATTTGTTTTTGGGCAACATCTCGACCCTAGACAAGCCAGAAGTTACCTTCTCTAAGGAAGAGGGTGTTCTGTCTGACGGTACGTTCACTCTGAACTTTAAGCCATGTTCACCAGAACTTATCATTTCACCACCAGACAAGTCACTGTCGATTGATGAACCAGATGCTATCTTTGATTTGAGTTCAGCTATCATCGCCAAGATCCTACGTCTAGCATCTATGAACACACTGCCATTCTTGTCTGTGTCTGGTAATGCTGGTGGTTTGTTCCTTCAAGCACATGATAAGAACAATTCATCATCAAACTATGCCAAGACACGTATGGGTGACTGGACTGGTTCAGAATTTACCATCTCACTCAAGACTGAAAACATCAAGATGATTCCAGATGATTATCTTGTTGAAGTCAAGACTGGTAAGTTTGCCAAGTTTACAAGTCGCAATCGCAAGCTAGTTTACTTCGTAGCACTGGAGACAAAATAATGTCGGTGATCGGACACAATCAATCAAGTGTGAATGTCAACTCTCTTTCATCGGAACAAAAGCAGCAACTCAAGAAGGCAATTCAAGAGTTAAATGACTCTATGACACGGGCTGCTGCTGAACGTGAACTACAGAAAGAAGGCATCAACGATATTTCCGAAAAGCTAGGTCTTGATAAGAAGCTAGTTCGTCGATTAGCCAAGACATACTTCAAGGCTAACTTCAATCAAGAGTCCGAAGAGAACAAGACATTCGAAGAATTTTATTCCGTTCTAATCTCCAAAACCTGAAGGAGAAGATATGAATTTTCGTGATGAATATTTGTGGGTTGAGAAGTATCGTCCACAAACTGTGAATGACTGTATTCTGCCCGATCGATTGAAGGCAGTATTTCAAGAATATGTGAATACAAAGAATGTTCCTAATTTGATGCTAACTGGCACGGCAGGGGTGGGTAAAACCACCGTTGCTGTGGCCATGTGTGAGGAGATCGGTCTTGATTATCTGTTTATCAACTCATCTGAAGAACGAGGTATTGATACACTACGAACCAAGATCAAGGGTTATGCATCAACAATCTCATTCGCTGGTACACGTAAGGTCATCATTCTAGACGAGGCTGATTACATCACACCAGAAGCACAAGCTGGTCTGCGTGGTGCCATCGAAGAATTTTCATCAAACTGTACTTTCATTTTTACATGTAACTTCAAGTCTCGATTGATTGATGCCCTACATTCCAGGTGTTCTGTCATTGACTTTTCACTCCAGAATAGTGAGAAGCCAAAGATGGCTGCTTTGTTCTTCAAGAGACTGTGTGAAATTTTGAAGAATGAGAAGGTTGAGTTTGATAAGAATGTCATCGTCAAGATTGTTGAGAAGTATTTTCCAGACTATCGGAGAACACTAAACGAGTTGCAAAGGTATGCAAGTCGTGGTATGATTGATGCTGGTATTCTTGCTCAGGTTGTGGATGTCAAAAACATTTCCGATCTGATCAAGCATCTCAAAGAAAAGAACTTTGCTGAGATGCGCAAGTGGGTTGTTGTAAACTCTGACATTGATCCAGCACGAGTGTATCGTAAAATTTATGATGGATTGTATGAGTATCTAAAGCCAGAAAGCATCCCACAAGCAGTTGTCATTCTGGCCAAGTATCAGTATCAGAGTGCCTTTGTTCCTGATCAAGAGATCAATCTAGTAGCCTGTCTTACTGAGATCATGGTTGACTGTGAGGTTAAGTAATGAAGGAACAATATGTATATCTATACAAAATTAGTTTTATAAAAGAAAATAATCCCACTCTATATTATTTTGGTATTAGATATGGTTGTAGATGTAAACCAGAAGATGATGACTACATGGGATCACCTCATACATTCAAGAATCTTTGGGAAGATGTGACATATAAAAAAGAAAAAGAAATAATTGAGTCTAAAAAAGTAAAATCGAGATCAGATATTAAATTATTTATTGATAAAGAAAGTAAATTAATAAAAGAAGCATGGTCCAAACATGGACGATATGGTAAGGGTGGAACATGTTTGAATATGACTAATGGTAAAATGTTTTTCATAACTGATGAAGTTCGTAGAGAAATCGCAAGACAAACATCTGAACGAATGACTGGTAGTCCAGATCATCAAATGAAAAGACCTGAAGTGAAGGCAAAACAGGCTAAATCGATGAGTAAATTTCTTCTGGAAAATCCAGAAAGAAATCCTAATAATTTGCCAGAAGTAAGAGAGAAACATAGAAAAAGACTTTTAGAAAATAATCCAATGCACAGACCAGAAATTCGTGCAAAAGTATCAGGCATTAACAATCCTATGTATGGTAAAAAACATACGGAAGAGACAAAAAATAAAATAAGTCAATCACTAAAAGTTTCAATGGATGATGATTATAGAAAGCAACAGTCAATAACTTCTAAAAAAAACTGGAGTAATCCGAATTTTAGAAAAAAAGTTGTTGAAAGTCATAAAAAAAGGTGGGCAAAAATACGAAAAGAGAAGCAATCTTCACAACTCCCTTTAGAGGAATAAAAATATCAATGGCTGATCTGTTCAAAGACATCGTACCATCTATTCTTCAGACCAAGAAAGACGTTCTATTAGACGAGGGGGATTATGTTTCCTTCGTCGTCAATCGTGCATTATCACACCACTATGACTGCATCATGCAAGCCAATCAGATGAACATGGTGCCACACACAGATCGAAAACTACAATACCACTATTTTCTAAATAGCATTAGGCCATATAAAAGACCATTTCAGAAATGGCAAAAGCGTGAGGTTACTGAAAATCTTAATATTCTAAAAGAGTACTATCAATGCTCCAATGAAAAGGCCAAAGAGATTTTGTCAGTTTTACATGATGATCAGATTAATGCTATAAAGAAAAAAATTGATAAAGGTGGTTTGAATGTTGAACATAAGCGAATTAGTAGAGGTAAGACTAGCGGAACCTGATGACTTTCTGAAAGTCCGTGAAACACTCTCAAGAATTGGTGTTGCATCTGCATCACATAAAAGCAAAACTCTATATCAGTCCTGTCATATTCTTCACAAACAAGGTAAATATTATATTACACATTTCAAAGAACTCTTCCTTTTAGATGGCAAGAGATCAGACTATACCGAAGACGATAAGGCTAGACGCAATACGATTGCCAATCTGTTGAGTGATTGGGGTCTAGTAGAACTGGTTGAGCCAAAGAAGACTGAATCACCTCTGGCACCTCTCAGCCAAGTAAAAATCATTTCACACAAAGAGAAGCATGACTGGGCTCTGGTAACTAAATACACAATAGGAAAATCAAAAAGAAAAGATACCTAATGGCACAGTTTAGAAAAGATACCAATCAATATCTACCACAAGAAAAAACACTGTTTGAAGTTGTAATGCTTGCAGACCAATATGGTAGTGTTATTGGTCCTGCCAATCCTTCTGGTATGGCTGTGGATGCTTTCGGTCGTGCTAGATCATCACAACCATTCACACTTTTCGATTCTACACATAGATATCAAGACAATGGTAAAATTGCTACATCTAATTCTGCTTTAGGCAGTTCTCACACACATGATGCAAACTCATCATCTGTTGTTTTGAGTGTAAACACTTCTAGTGGTTCTTATGTGTATAGAGAATCAAAAAGAGTATTTGCATATCAGCCAGGCAAGTCATTACAGATACTTCAAACGTTTGTGATGGATCAAGCAAAAACTGGCTTGCGTCAAAGATGTGGATACTTCAATACAGACAATGGATTTTTCTTAGAAAAAGATGGTGCAAATGTCTACTTTGTTAGACGTTCAAAGTCAACAGGAACTGTTGTCGAAACTCGTGTAGCACAAGCAGACTGGAATGTTGATACACTTGATGGATCAAATGTACCTGCTGCGCCCGAATCTTCCCCATCTCAAAACAGAAATCCATCTGGCAAGACACTCGATCTTTCTAAAGCACAGATTATGTTTACAGACATCGAATGGCTTGGTGTTGGTTCTGTAAGACAAGGATTCGTGATAGACGGTAAGTTCTATCATTGTCATACATGGAATCATGCTAATCAAGCAAACAATACATACATGACAACAGGTTCTCTACCAGTAAGAATCGAGATTGAAAACACAGCGGGCACAGCAAACTCAAGTAACATGAGAGAGATATGTTCTACTGTAATTTCTGAAGGTGGTATTCAGCCAACTGGTAATCCTAGATCAATTAGTATTCCTATAACTACACCAAAAGATTTGCCAACTGCTGGTACATTCACACCAATTGTTGCTATTCGATTGAAAGATTCATTCAGAGATGCTATTGTGTTTCCTAGAAATGTTCAGTTCTTTGGCACAACAAACAACACATCATATAGATGGAAGATCGTTGTTGGTGCTACACTAACAGGTGCAAGTTGGGTATCTGCTGGTGATGATTCACCAATCGAGTACGATATTTCTGCTACAGATTATTCTGGCGGAAGAGATTTGAGAGTTGAATATCTCAACGTTGCATCAGGTGCTGGTGCAGCATCTCAACAGATCGAACCAAGCGACATATATAAGTTTCAGATGGAACGAAATCCATTTGCTACATCAAATGTAGGAACAATTTATATGCTAGTAGCAACAGGTGCAGCAAACGGTAATGATGGTGTTGGTGCATTATCTTGGGAAGAAGTTTAATCAAACAAGGAGACAAAATGCTTACGAAAGTAAAAGACTTCTGGAACAACATGAAGGAAGTCGCTAAAGACAAGGCTGCGGAAGTTAAAGAACTTATGAAGAAACTTCCAAAGTCAAACCCTGATGTTGAAGTCGAATGGAAAGACGGTCAACCAGAGTTCAAGAAGAAAAAAGAGAAGAAGCCAAAAGCAAAGAAGTAATCAGTGGAGATTCGTTATGACAACATTGAAATATTATAAAGTACATCCAGACGCTATCACACCAGCATTCGCTACACAGCAGTCTGCCTGCTTTGATGTTTCATTTAGCAGTGCTGGTAAGTATGAGTACAGCGGTTACAATCATTACAATAAGGCCTTCACTCGTCCATTCAAAGATGGTAATATCTTCATTGGTCCTCATGAGCGTGCTTTGGTACCAACTGGACTCATTCTAGATATTCCAGAAGGTTTCTCTGTTCGTGTTCATGCACGATCTGGTCTTTCTCTCAAGCAAGGACTGATTCTTGCTAACTCAGAAGGTGTGATTGATTCTGATTACATTCAAGAACTATTTGTGCTTCTCTATAACAGATCAGACAATGGTTGGTTTATCAACAATGGTGATCGCATTGCACAGGCTGAACTTGTCAAGTCCGAAATCTATAAGTTGGCTGAATCTAAGAAAGCACCAACACAAAAGACAGATCGCAAGGGTGGCATGGGTTCGACAGGAGTGAATAATGCTAAAGGTACCTGAGTTCTATAAAATATACTCTCCCACAATCATCGAGGTTGACGGGGGAGTCACTATTCGTATTGATGCACAGAACAATGTGACCATTGAAGGTCAAAGAAGCATCAGATTCAAGACCGATAGTGATATCGAGTTTGATGCCAAGAACATTTCAATGCAAGCACAAGAAAACGTGTACATCGGTTCAGGTAAAGGAATTGTCGAACAAGCACCAAGAATCGATCTGAATCCAGAATCAGGTAAGAGTGGATATAAGAAAAATGCCAAGAGCACATAGAAATGCCGACAATAGATTTTGTGGAGCAATCACTTCTGTAACAGGACAATCGACAGTCTTTGTCAATAATAGACTATGGGCTGTTGTTGGTGATAAAGATGACCATTGTGGTGAAGGTGATTTGATTGCAGTTTATGGACCACCGTCAGTAGAAATAGAAGGTAAGTTTGCAATTTGTGCTGTTGGAGACAGCGCTGCTCCGGATAGAGAAGTATGCATAGATTTACATCCTCCTTCAATATCAAGACCAAAAGGAGGTTCTGGAGATACATTCGTTTATGAAGGCACTACTGGAGGTGGCACAGTATCATAAATGAATTGGCTAACTAACGAGATTGTAAGATCAGGAAACTACACGGCAAGAGTTCAAAGTTACAACAAAGATACCAACTTCATTGTCTTGAGTGACATAGAGGGCGACATCAAAGATGGTAGTGTTATTGTTGGTGACGAATCGGGCTCAGTTGGTACGTTGAATGGTTTTGCAATCTCGGAAATTTATAGCAGTGATGAATATGCTGACACCAACTGGGACGATCTAAATAATATGGTATTTGAAAGTGGTGATGGACCATGTGAGCTTGTTGCTATTGATGAGCATTTCACTGGACTGTTGTCACAAGACTACCAATCAACATATATTGTAAGAGAAGTATAATGCCAGTCAGTATAGGTAATCTAAGATCAACTTGGGCAAACAGTAGCATTACCTATACAGGATTAGGTCTCAATGTCAATGCTTCATCTTATGATGCCAACTCTAGTATTTTCAAACTATCATTCAATGATGAAGAGAAATTGAAACTCACTTCTAATGGTGAGTTATATGTTAGTGGTTTTGCACTCTCAGGTGTTTCATCAAATTCATTCATTCAAGCTAATGCTGCATACGATAAAGCTAATGCTGCATTAGCAAATGCAACAGGTACGTTTGAAGGCACACTAACAATCAAAGGTAATACTGTAGCATCTAACATCATCATTTCTGGTGGTATACGATCAACAACTAACAACTCTTATGGCTCTTCTGGTCAAGTTCTAACGTCTAATGGTTCAGCAGTTTATTGGTCAACAGCAAGTGTTGCTGCAAACGTTCAAACATTCACTGCTTCTGGCACATGGTATAAGCCAGTATCTGGTTCTATGATCAAAATACAGCTTTGGGGTGCTGGCGGAAGTGGTGCTTCTCGTGTTGGTCGAACAGCGAACACTACGACAGCACAAGTTGTTTCTGGTGGTGGAGGAGGAGCTTATAGGGAATATATTTATCCACTTTCAGATTTCAATTCAACAGAAACAGTAACTATTGGTGCTGGTGGTGCAGCAATAACATCGGCCAACACTGATGGCAACAGCGGCGGATCCACAACATTTGGTTCTTTGGATGGAGCTGGAGGTGGTTCTGGAGGCAAACAAGACAGAAAAAATATTAGCACCGGTACGTTTTCTGTACAGGTTGGTTTGGGTGGAGATAATAAGTATTTTGTAATGGCACCACATATTACAGGAGCAAATAGTGGTGCGCTAGGATTCACAGTTGCGTGTGGTGCCATTACAAGCTATCTTTGGGCAAATACATCAAATGTTTTTTTTGGGGGTGCTGGTGGGGGAAGCATAACGCAATATGGTTCATCGCATCTGACAGGTATATGGCAATTTAATCCGGCTACATCTGTTTTGGGAGGAAACGGCGGAAACCAAGGAAACACAGCTAATGGTATCATTGGTTCTGAACCAGGTGGAGGTGGCGGTGCTGGAGTAAACACATCATCAAATACATATGTTATGGCCAGCGGTGCTGGTGCAAACGGCAAAGCTATCATTACTGTTTGGTAATAGGAACAAAATGCGCAAATCAATTCTTGACTCTTCAAACACAGTTGTCAACGTCATTGTTCTAAATGAAGACTCTATTTGGAATCCGCCCGCTGGACAAACGATTGGACCAGATGGTGGTGAAATTGGTAATATTTGGACAGGCACCGAATATCAAAGACCTATTGTTGATATGCCTGTGATTGAGAATGAAATTATAGAGGCTAATACTAGCGAGCCTGTGATACTGTAGGATAAACTATGTTGAAAAATACACAAATCGAGATGGGTGACTTGCGGGGTACAATTTATGACTTTTTAGAAGTAAATGATGTGCTTCCTATGCACTCACATGATTCTACAACTGTACATATTACAATAGTTGCCAGAGGCAGCTTCAAAGTAAATAGTCTAACTTGGGAAAAAACAGTCACTGCTGGAAATGTTATTGACTGGCAATCAAATCAATCTCACGAGTTTATTGCACTGGAACCCAACTCACGAATCGTAAATATCATCAAGCATGTGCGATAATTTTTCTTGACATGGAAGCAAAAAAGTATTATATATAGTAGTGTTGAGGATAAGGTGTTGCGTACCTCAACAGCTTTCGCCTAAGGGGAAAGCATCACAACTTAACTCGCTAACATAGGAGTTGACACATGTATAATCCTTTCGATCTCCCCACACTTACCAAAGGTTCTATTGGCTTCGATACTATCCTCAAGCGTATTGAAACAATGGCAGAAACTCTTCCCAAGATTCCAACCTATCCACCTTACAACATCAAGAAGATTGACGAGAACAAGTACGTCATCGAGATTGCTGTTGCGGGCTTTGGTAAGCAGGACATTGAACTCGTTCTTGAAGATGGTATCCTATCTGTAAAGGGTCAAGTCACAACTGACGAGAGTGCCGATTATCTGTTCAAAGGCATCGCAGATCGTGCTTTCACCCGTAAGTTCACGTTGGCTGATACTGTTGAAGTCAAGAATGCTGACCTCATCAATGGTATGCTGAAAATCTGGCTTGAACGTTTCATCCCAGAAAGCAAGCGACCAAAGAAGATTGAGATTGGTGGCACAGAAGCCTCTGACAAGCAGTTGCTAAACGAAAAAAAGTCTCAACAGGACTGATGCAAAAAGTCCTGAGATGGTTCGGCAGGGAGAGATAATCTCCCTGCTTTTTCTTTACTATATAATGTACAATCATACTGAGGCTGAAATGAAAACACTAGGTCCACTTCATTCTGCTACCCGAGATTTACATCATGCTGTCGAATCAACTAAGTTTGGCACAGCAATGGCAAAGGGTACTGTATCACCAGAAGCGTGGACAATGTGGCTCAAAGCAATGTGTGATATTCACTGCATCATAGATAATTGGGCACCAGTTGCATTACAAAGATATTATCCTGTTCTAGCAGATTATAGTGAGATGCTAACTAGAAATATGAAACAAGTTCCTGTTGCATCTTCTATCGACTATGTGCAATCAATCAAGACTAACACAGATGCTTTAGGTGCAGTGTATGTTCTCGGTGGTGCTCATGTTATGGGTGGTGCGATCATTCAAAAGCAGATCAATGGTAGATTGCCTTGTCGGCATCTTTTGTTCGACAAGACTGAAAGACCACATGCTATTCAAGCAATTGTCCAATTACGAAATCGTGAAGACCTAATTGACTCAGCCCGAGCATGTTTTAGTGCTCTCATCAATACTGCAAATGAAATAGAGTCCAATGTTTCAGTGACTTGATTATAAACGGAGATTATTATGCCAGTTGTAAATGCTAAAGTTGAAATTCAAAAGATGCTTGCCGATGCTGGTCTGTATAAAGGTCCACTAGATGGCAAACTAGGTCCTAAATCTATTGCTGCGATTGATGACCTTCTTGATTCAAAAGGAATCATGGTAAAAAGTGCATGGTCTAAAGACCGTAAGATCATCGCAGCAGAACAGATACTCTATCAATCACAGAATCTGGAAGTCGGTGCCATTGACGGTCTTGCAGGACCGATGTTATCATATGCCCGTGAACAGTATCAAGCCAAACTCGTATCAACATGGCGAGATAAAGCAGACCAAATCTATGTCAAGAAAGAAGATTCCAAGATTACTTCAAAAATTCCTGATCGAAAGAATCTTGATCTGCCATACATCAATCCATATCAGTTAGCTTTCATTCGTGGTATTGGTGAAACAGAAACTGGCTTTTCACAAAAAGAAGCATACTCCGAAGCCTACAACAAAGCATCAAACAATGCGAATGTGAAGCAATACGGACAAGACGGTGCTGACTATGGCTACTATCAAAACAACGGTCTTGACGTAAAGCAGATGATCAAAGCAGGCATTGATCCCGAGGTTGCAAAGCATCTCAATGGTGGTGGCAAGGGTGGTACATCAACAATTGAACAACAAACGATTGCAATGCATCTGCGTTTGCAAATGAAATATGGTGAAGTGTATGAGAATCTCAAGTCTGGATCAAGTGAAGCGTTAGAAGCTGCAATCAAAGCCATGCGTAATCACTGGTTCGGTCTCAAAGATCGTCCACAACTTGCTCGTGAAGCATTCAAGAAGGGTGCAACTGGAGACTGGACTAAAATCTTTCCTGAGTGTGCACCAAAGACTTCTAAGATCGTATCACTCGTTTCTTCTCCTTCATGGCCACGTCAATCGAATGTGTCATCATTTTATGGCAACGTAGGAACTCGACAAGTCAAATGTAATGTGCCATTCAAGATGGTACTTGCCTGGGATCCTAAGACAACACTTACAAGCTATAGCTGCCATGAGCTTGTCAAAGAGCCAATGGAACGTATTTGGAATCGTACACTAGAACACTATGGGTATACTAAGATCGTCCAGCTTCGATTACACTATTTCGGCGGTTGTCTAAATGTTCGTAAGATGCGTGGTGGTTCTTCCTGGTCAATGCATTCCTGGGGTATTGCTGTAGATATCGACCCCGAAAGAAATACATTGACAATGAACGCAAAACAAGCTACACTAAGTAAATCAGCCTACGATAAGTTCTGGCAATTTGTGTATGATGAAGGAGCTATCTCTCTGGGCAAGGAACGTGATTACGATTGGATGCATTGGCAATTTTCCAAACTTTGAGGTAAATTATGAGATTGATTATTGAGCCTTCTGTGGCCGTTCTTACACCTACTATTGGTGAAAAGAATCTGACACAAGCAATTGAAAGTGTAAAGAAGCAGACATACAAAAACATCACACACATTATTGTTGTTGATGGTCCTGAGTATCTTGAACAAGCTAGAAAGTATGTTCCATATAATGTTCTATTGACAGTCACACCAGAAAACACAGGTGGTAGTGGTTATTATGGTCATCGTATTCTTGCTGCATATCCTCATCTTATCAATCAAGATTTTATTGCTTTTCTAGATGCAGATAACTGGTGGGACGAGAATCATGTTGATTCACTTGTTTCTAAAATTCAATCAAAGAATCTAGATTGGGCACATTCATTACGCAAGGTATATGTAGGTGATGAATATCTGGCAGATGACTGTTGCGAAAGCATTGGTCGTTGGCCAATCTTCTTTTCACAAGATGATAATCCGCAACATCTCGTTGATACATCATCTTATATGTTTCAAAGACAGTTCTTGATTCAAGTCTGTCATTACTGGCATCATGGTTGGGGTGGTGATCGTCGCTTCTTTAGTATTATCACTCAAGCACTCAAGCATGATAATTATGATACAACTGGACTACATACGCTCCATTATAGACTACCAGACATGCAAAAAGCATATGGTGGTGATATGAAGTTCTTTGAACGTGGTAATGAAATTGTAAAACAAAAATATGGCGGAATTTATCCATGGCACAAATAAGTCTTGAATCACTACTCTACTCCTTTCGGGATCAATATGGAAATGAAGAACAGATTCATTTTCTAGGTCATTGTTTAGCTCATACACATCATACGAACTCTCAAAACTTTCAAGATGTCTGGGCTCTTTATGAGACAAAGTATAAAATGAATGGATTCTTTGTCGAGTTTGGTGCCACAAATGGAGTAGATGGAAGCAACACACTTTTATTAGAAGCAAATCATAATTGGACTGGCATTCTTGCTGAACCAAATGTTGTGTGGCACGATGATCTAATCAAAAATCGAAAAGCAAAAATCGTAAAAGACTGCGTATACACTGAAACTGGTAAGACATTGCAATTTGTCAATGCACCTGATCCAACACTTTCTACTATTCAAGGATTTGGTGAAGACGATGAGCACAGTCATATTCGTAAGAATGGTAATACTTTTGAAGTAAACACAATCTCACTTGCCGACATGCTCAAATCTGCACCATATGAAATTGATTATATGTCAGTAGACACAGAAGGCAGTGAGTATGATATTTTGAATGCATACTTTTCAAATCATGGAAATGAACACATGATTAGGTGCATTACAATCGAGCATAACTATAATGAGAGCATGAGACAGAAGTTGTTTGATCTTATGAGTAAGCATAAGTATGAGAGAAAGTTTACACAATTGTCACGATGGGACGATTTCTATCTTTATAGAGGATGAACATGATGAAGGACTTGATTATTGGTGCAGCAGTGGGCTACACATGGAACGATCTAAAGTATTGGATCAACTCTATTCGCAAGACTGGCTTCACGGGTGATGTGGTTCTAGTTGGAACTAATCTCAAAGCAGAAACCATCAAGAAGCTCACTCAAGAAGGCGTGATGCTCAATCTTTATGGTACCCGTAAAGAAAATGGTGATGTTGAAGCACCCACTAACAATGCACCACATGTCGAGCGATTCTTCTATCTATGGGAATATCTCAAGTCAACAAAAGAAGCATATCGTTATGTCATCACAACAGATACTCGTGATGTTGTGTTTCAACGCAATCCATCAACATGGCTAGAACGTGGTCTACAGATGTATCCTATCGTGTGTGCATCTGAAGGTATGCGTTACAAGAATGAGCCATGGGGCAATCAAAATCTTCTAGAAGCATTTGGACCATACTTTCATCATATTCTCAAAGAGAATTATATCTACAATGTCGGTGTGCTGGCTGGTGAATTTGCACACATGAAGGGTCTGCTTTCTTTCATTTTCCATTTGAGTGTCAATCGTCCTATTCTAATCGTTGATCAAGCTGTATTCAACTTTATCGTTCAAACTGATCCATGGAGACTTGATACATACTTTACATCAATGGAAGATGATTGGGCAGCAAATCTTGGCACAACGATTGAAGCAGTCAAAGCAGGTGCTGGTGATCTAGGAAAAACTCTTGGTGATAATCCAACGAATCTTCTTAAGTATCAACTTTCATATGAAGACAAGCAGCCTGTGTTTGGCGAAAATGGGCTAGTGTATAATGAAGACAAAATGCCTTATGTGGTCGTGCATCAGTATGACCGTATTCCATTTTTGAAACAGCGAATTGAACAACTTTATGGAGATGATAATGCTACTAGACCCGACACAATTTTCCATCACTCAGTCTAAGGAGATGGGAATATGGCCACCAAGTGATATTGTTGCACACGGTATCTGGCCATATATCAAACGACTCAAAGAAACAAATCTAATCGTGCTTGATGTTGGTGTCATGAAAGGTGAGAATGCTGCCTATCTTCTTGAGAAAGATACAGACAAAAAGATTGAGAAGATTTATGGAGTAGTTTCATATGATCCAAAAAGGAAAGAAGAGTTTGAAGGATACAAAGCAGTTCTTGAAAGAAACGTGGCAGGACTGGAGAGACTTTCTATTTCTGATTACAGCGGGTCTGCTCATGTTGTATCTGTCCATGTTGATTCTGATCTTGACTCTAACTTAGAAAAGTACTATACTGCTGTCAAGTCAAATGGAATTTTCTGTGGTAACGAACATGATCAATCAAGAGTGAAAACAGCTCTTTGGAATTTCCGTCGCAAAAATAAGATTGGCACACCCATCATGGTTTCAAACGGGTGCTGGTTCTGGATCAAGAGGTAATTATGAAAAAGACTGCATTGGTGTTGGGTGCTGGTGGCTTCATCGGCAATCATATGGTAACACGACTCAAAGAAGAAGGCTACTGGGTTCGTGCTATTGATATGAAGTATCCCGAGTTCTCTTCTTCAAAAGCAGATCATTTCGTATATCGTGATCTTCGTGATGCACGAGAAGTATATGAGCTTGTTTCTTATGCTGGTTGTGAGCGTAATCCACATCAGACGTTTGCTCGTCGATTCGATGTTCCGTTTGACGAAATTTACCAGTTTGCTGCTGACATGGGTGGTGCAGGATACATCTTTACCGGTGAGAATGATGCCAACGTGATGCACAACTCGGCCACGATCAATCTCAATGTGCTAGATGCAGTCGTCAAACATCATAAGCAAATGATCGATCAAAAGCTACCCAAGATTTTCTATTCGTCGTCGGCTTGCATGTATCCAGAGCATAATCAGCTTGATCCTAACAATCCAAATTGTGCTGAAGACTCGGCATATCCTGCTAATCCTGACAGTGAGTATGGTTGGGAGAAGCTGTTCTCTGAGCGACTGTATCTCGCATATCATCGCAACTATGACATCCCTGTTCGTATTGCTCGCTTTCATAACATCTATGGTCCACTTGGAACATGGCAAGGCGGTAAAGAGAAAGCACCTGCTGCTATCTGCCGTAAGGTTATTCAAGCAAAAGACAGTCTTGAAATCTGGGGTGACGGCAATCAGACACGATCATTTCTGTATATCAACGATTGCATTGATGCTGTACGCAAGCTCATGGAATCTGACTTCATGGGTCCAGTCAACATTGGCTCTGAAGAGATGGTCACAATCAATCGGCTAGTAGATATTGCTTGCATGATCGGCAACAAGACACTGACCAAAAATCATATTGATGGTCCTACAGGTGTTCGTGGTCGCAATTCTGATAATCGGTTGATTGAAGAAAAACTTGGTTGGAAACCTAGCTACTCACTAGAAGTTGGTCTAGCACTGACATACAAGTGGATTATGGAGCAAGTGAATAATGACTAATCTATTGAAATTAGGATTCACAGATACATTTGGTGGAGTTGAAAACTTCTTCACTAATATTCTATCTGAGAGATTTCAGGTCGTTCGAGATGATACAAATCCAGACTATCTGATCTTTGGTGATAAAAACTTTGGCAATAACAATGTCAACTATGACAACAGAAATTGTCTAAAGATTTTCTATACAGGAGAAAATGCAAGACCATGGGACTATCGTTGTCATTTTTCAATCTCATTTGACCATCATGAATTTGATGGTCGTAACTATCGTTTGCCCTTGTATGTAATCTATGACTATGACAATCATTTTAGAGACGTGCCTAACACAGATACTATTTCTAGATCACCATCTGATCTAAATGTGAAAAAAGACTTTTGTTCGTTTGTTGTCAAGAACGGTGCATGTGAAATGCGCAACAAGTGGTTTCACAAGCTAAACGAATATCGTCAAGTTGCATCTGGTGGACCACTTTTTAATAATATTGGATACATTCTACCTCGAGGTGAAGAAGCAGTTCAAGCCAAGCTCAAGTTTCTCAACTCATACAAGTTCAATCTGTGCTTTGAGAACAGCAGCTATCCTGGCTATGCAACAGAGAAGTTGTACGAAGCTCTGTGCGCCAAGACAATTCCTATCTATTGGGGTAGTCCAACAATCGAAGTTGATTTCAATCGCAAAGCATTTCTCAACTATCATGATTTTGGCAATGATCAAGACTTCTTCGAAGCAATCAAAGAGATCGATCAAACACCAGACATGTATGAAGAAATGTATATGGAACCAATGTTTGCTGACTATCAAAAGGTCAACAAGTTCTTTGACAAAGATAGATTCCTCAACTGGTTCGAACGCACAGTATATAAGGGTGTTCTAAATGCATAAAGCACTGATCATCACACCAACTGGATGTCCATTATATTTTGATGAGGGATATGACAAAGACAATCATTGGCGTATGACTAAACCAGAACGCACGTATGAAACGTGTGTGGTTGTGTTCAATGACTTTCAACCAGAGCCAGGCACATATGACTATATCATTCGAAAGAAGGGACTCAAGTGGAATCTGATTCCTGAAATCTGCAAGATCATCAACTGGCAAGATTATGATTACATCGGATGTTGGGATGACGATTATGTGACTGACATTCAATCAGTCAATAAAGCATTGACACTAGCTAGACAATATGACTTTAGACTCTTTCAGCAATCACTGACATCATGGACAGTGTATCCATGTCTTGAACAAAACAAAGACTATATATTCACAGAGACGAACTTCATCGAACTTGGCGTACCGTTCTTTAGAAATGACATCTTCAGAAAAGTTCTCAAGTTTTTGAATGACTACAAGTACGAAAAGTCCGATTGGGGTATCGACAAGATTCTTTGTTATTATCTGCAAGCCTCTGCTCATGTGATTCATGATGTTTCAATCAAACATGCGAGACGAGAAAGTTCATATGACAAAGAAGATGGTTTTCGTGAGATGAACTATTTGATGACGGACTTCTTTCCAAAGTATATGAGAGAGAAGTTTAATATCGAATACACTCCAGTTGATGTGCAACAAACACTAAGAGGTTACAAAAAATGATTCGTGATTTGCCATGGGAAAAGGTGTGCTATGAGTTTACTAACTCTATACCTTTCAATCATGTAATAATTGACAACTTCTTCACACCCGAAGTAGCTGATAAACTATCCGAAGAGTTTCCTGACTACAACGACACAAGCATTGCTGAACATATGAACGCACTCGAAAACAAGAAGTCGTTCAATCACTGGAACAGATTTCCATCATGTACATATCGTGCTTTCATGGAATTTGGTAGAGAATCGTTCTTGTGTCAAATGAAGAATATGGTTCAATCATATGAACTGATCTTTGATTATGGACTCAACGGTGGCGGTTGGCATATGCATAGTAAAGGTGGTAACAACAATATCCATCTAGACTATAATCTTCATCCAAAGATGGGTATGCAACGAAAGCTAAACATCATTGTCTATCTTACAAAAGATTGGAAACCTGAGTGGGGTGGTGGTCTTGAGTTGTGGTCACACAATCCAGAAACAAATCAGCCATTGAGATGCGAGAAAGTGGTTGACAATATATACAATCGTGCTATAATCTTCGACACAACACAAAATTCCTGGCATGGTCTGCCTAACTATATTGATTGTCCAGAGAATGTTGTTAGAAAAAGCATTGCTGCATACTACTTGCAGCCTGCTCCATCCACAACTGAAAACAGAGTTCGTGCTCTATTTTCGCCAAGAGAAGATCAAAAGAATGATCCAGAAGTTTATGAGTTGATCAAGAAACGGGCAACAGTTGATCCTGCCCACAAGTACATTTCAAATCGATAAGAGAGGTAATATAATGACAAGAGTGCTTCTAACTGGTGGTGCTGGTTTCATCGGTCATCATGTTGTAGATATGTTTTTGAAACAAACAGATTGGGAAATCGTATCACTAGATCGACTAGATTATTCTGGTAATCTCAACAGACTAAATGATGTTGTTTCTCGGTATTCTAAGAGTGAACAGCAACGAGTGAAGGTTGTTTGGCACGATCTCAAAGCAGAAATCAATACACTGCTCAAGAACATGCTTGGTGAGTTTGATTATATCGTCCATCTAGCAGCAAGCAGCCACGTTGATCGATCTATCACACATCCAATGGAGTTTGTGATGGACAACGTTGTTGGTACTTGCAACATCCTTAACTTTGCTCGTGAACAGAAGGATCTCAAGCGGTTCATTTATTTCTCTACCGATGAAGTCTTTGGACCAGCACCAAATGGTGTAAACTATACAGAGAAAGAACGTTACAACTGTAGCAATCCATATTCAGCATCTAAAGCTGGTGGTGAAGAGTTGGCTGTTGCATTTGAAAACACATACAAGCTGCCAGTCTTCATCACACATACAATGAACGTCTTTGGACCAAGACAGCATCCAGAGAAGTATATTCCTATGTGCATTCGTAAAGTGCGTGATGATGATACTGTGTTCATTCACTCTGATCACACAAAAACTATTCCAGGATCACGTTTCTATATCCATGGTTCAGATGTAGCCGATGCAATCTATTTCCTATTGCATCTCAATGAAAAGCAACTCAAGCTAGTTTATGAGCCTGATTATGGTGGTGCAAAGTGTCCAAAGTTCAACGTTGTTGGTAAAGAAGAAATCAACAATCTACAACTTGCGCAATACATTGCAGAATGTCAAGGCAAGAAGTTGAAGTATGAGATGATTGACTTCCATTCTTCACGTCCTGGTCACGATCTTCGTTATGCTTTGTCTGGTGAGTTTATGCGCAAGCTAGGTTGGGAACCACGATTCACTCTACGTGAGCGAATCAAGGGTGTTGTTGATTGGTCAATGCAAAATCAAGAGTGGATCAATCTATGAAATACATCTTCGAATCAGAAACAAAGCCAACATGGCTACCAGGAGAAGGGATTCCATCCCTTCTCGACAAGAATGCTGAACTAAAGGGTATTGAAATTGGTGTCGATCACGGTGTGACTACCGAATATCTACTCAAGTCATTACCCAAGTTGACATTGATTGGTGTTGATCCATACACAATGTATGATGATTGGACAGGACCAACTGTACCAGCAGATGATCGTGAAAATGCACTAACTATCATGAAGAATCGAACATCTCCTTATAGTGATAGATTCACTCATGTTAGAAAGACATCTGATGACGCACTAAGTATGTTTGAAGATGATAGCTTCGATTTCATCTTCATTGACGGTTTACATACATACAAGCAGGTACTTCTTGATTGTCGTAACTATTGGCCCAAACTCAAGAAGGGTGGACTGTTTTGTGGACATGACTTCAGAGGCATTCCAGATGTAAATAATGCAGTTGTGGAATTTGCTAATGATCTGAAAGCCATGATTGGAACAACGAACCAAGACGTTTGGTTCTGGTATAAACAACGAGAATTGACTCTCTCGTAACAGAGACTACTTATAATGAACGTGAAAATATATCAGGCATATTATGATCCTATTCAATTGCCTAGCCTTGATAGTGCATTTATTCCTTACGATAATACCGAAAATAAAAGGCCTGATCTTAGAGAGTATCCACTGCTGAAGGACTTGTTTCAAAAGAATAGACATACCGATGCTCATTGGGGTCTAGTCTCTTGGAAATGGAAAGAGAAAACACATCTCGAACCTCAAGTATTTCGGCAGTGGATTCTCGATAATCCTGGTTATGATGTATATCACTTTGATGCATACTTGATTGTTGCTGCACTATGCAACAATCTTTGGTGTCAAGATGGATATACAGACTTTGCTAATGTTCTGTTTCCTAAAATTGGTATAAATGTGCCATGCCAAGACATCTCATACAAAGCAGAAGATTTTGCAACATGTAATTTCGTGATCGGTAACTCTCATTTTTGGACTGAGTTCTTTCTTTATGTCGATAACATCTTAGTTCTTTGCAGTCAAGACGAATATCTGTATGAGCAATTATACAGAAGAGGAAGAATGTGTTCATCTTTCAAAGACGGCAAAGAACATTTTTCTGTGATTCCAAATTTTATCTTCATCGTCGAAAGATTGGTCAGTTTGTTTTTCATTCAGAACAGAAACATCAAAGTAAAGAAGTTTCCTATAGAACATGAATGCTACACTGAAATGTATGGAAAACACAATCATGATAAATTTATCGGCTTGTACAATATGAAAAAAGAAGGAACTCTTTGATGTTAGAAATAGAAGAGTTGTTCTATGATCTTCCTTTGTCGTCAGACAAATGGAATGCATACTTTGAAATCTATGAAAGGTATCTTCGTCGATACACAGAGCGTCCCATTCATCTTGTTGAAGTGGGTGTTCAAAATGGTGGCAGTCTCATTCTGTGGAGTAAGTATTTCAAGAAATCAATCATCACAGGTATTGATGCTGATCCTAACTGCATGAATCTAAAATACGATAATCCAAACATCTCTATTGTTATAGGAAATCAACAGTCAGAACAGTTCTGGGACAAGTTTCTCACACATTTTCCTCCTATCGATGTGTTTATCGATGATGGTGGGCATGTCATGGAACAGCAGATTGTGACTTTTGAAAAAGTGTTTCCTAAATTGAATATGGGCGGCACATACATCTGTGAAGATACTCACACATCATATCACAGAACACATAATGGAGGATATAAAAGAAACTCATCATTCATAGAGTATGCAAAGGACTTTGTTGATGTCCTGCATCATGATTGGAGAGATCAGATAGATACTAACACTGAATGGGAGAGAAAAACGAAACTAGCTGAAGGGTTGACTTCAGTTCACTTCTATGATAGTGTTGTGGTCTTTGAGAAATTTGGCAAAAGGAATATGCAACGTGTTTTCCCAAAACAATTTACTTAAACTCAATGAGTGTTTGGCATGTGGCTCTGATCGCCTTGTTCTCACACTCGATTTGAACAATCAGCCTCTGGCTAACTCATACAAGAACAGCAAAAAGGAATACCAAGAAGAGTTTCCTCTGGCGATCAATCGTTGTCAGGACTGTTTTCATGTGCAGCTAACACATGCAGTCAATCCAGAACTTATGTTCAAGGATTATTTGTATGTGTCTGGTACATCAAAGACCATGAAAAACTACTTCAAGTGGTTTGCTGACTATGCTCATGAGTATTTTGAGACGTTATCAGCATTGCGTCCAGTAAATGTGCTTGATATTGGTTGCAATGATGGATCACAACTAGATGCGTTTGCTCATCATCGTGTCAAAACATTTGGTATTGATCCGGCACAGAATCTATACAAAGTTTCATCACAGCGACATACTGTATGGCCAGAGTTTTTCAATATGGACTTTGTGCTCAAGACAGGCAAGATTTTTGATATTCTGATTGCGCAGAATGTGTTTGCTCATAACTTTGATCCCAAAGCATTCTTGCGTGCTGCTCGTATAGCTATGAGTGACGATTCGTTATTGTTCGTTCAGACTTCACAGGCTGATATGATTCTCAATAATGAGTTTGATACCATTTATCATGAGCACATCAACTTCTTCAATATCAAGTCGATGAATGAGCTATGTACTCGTGTTGGCTTGTTTCTTGTAGATGTGATCAAAACACCATTGCATGGCAACAGCTATCTATTCGTCATCTCTCGTAATCGTCTCATGTCTCGACCAGCTAACATTGCTAATGCAATTGAGATCGAACGTAAAGCAGGACTATACACAGATTCAACATATGTTGAGTATGCTAAGAAATGCACAGAGATTGTTACTGCTCTCAAAACAACATTAGATCAGTTCCGTGGTTCATCACTACCTATTGTTGGATATGGTGCAGCGGCCAAAGGCATGACTCTACTAAACTATGGTAATATTGAGCTAGATTATATCATCGACGATAATCCACTCAAACAAAACAAGTTCACACCAGGAATGAACATTCCTATCTTTGGTTCTGAAAAACTCCTTGACGAACGTCCTACAGTCTTTGTGCCACTTGCTTGGAATTTCTATGATGAAATCAAAGCTAAGATCAAAGCTGCAAGACCTAATATTAGAGATCAGTTTGTGACATACTTTCCAAAAGTAGAGGTTCACACAACATGAAGAAGCAAATCTATTATCATGCCTATTTGGATGATCTCTATTATTGGACAAGCATCTTCACAGAGCAAATGACTCTGATGGAAAAAAACAATCTGCTTCAGCAGGTTGATTTGATGAAGATCACTGCAATCTCAAAGGCTGACGAGAGAACAGAAATCTTTCATAAACTATGTGCTGCGTTTCCCGTCAAGATTCAATTAGAGTTTGTCGAGAACAAATTTCAAGATGACTTTGATATGCTAAAGGAGTTCTCTCAATTACAGGGAGATAAAGCAAAGCCATTTAGTGAAACACACACGATTGCCAAATTGTATGATGACTGTCAGAAAGAAGACTTGCATGTTCTGTATATTCACACTAAAGCAGTAACAGCAATATCAAATTGCCTACTAACATACAAAGCAGCATCTAAGTTCAAGAACAGGCATCTATGGCGCCAGTTGATGAATTGGGGTGTGATCAACAATTGGCAAAAGTGTGTTGATTCATTGAGCCAATTTGATACAGCAGGAATCGACTATCAATCTGATCCGCCACATTATAAAGGCAATTTCTGGTGGACAAAATCTGAACATGTAAGATCACTTGCTCATCCTATGGATGATAATTGGTGGATTGAGTTTAGAAAGTCTGCAAGAGATCCGTGGATTCAAAATCTTGCAGACCGATTTAGAAATGAGTTTTGGGTATGTTCAAAGCCCAATACAAAAGCATTTAATGTCAGAGCTAATCAGGGATATTATGTAGAAAATGACATTTGATTTCACAGAAGTTCTAAGTGAAGATGATGCGCAGATTATGCGAAAGCTGAGAAATGAATGCCGTCTTTTCATGACAAGGAACACAAAATATATTTCCAAGAAACAACAGTCATCTTGGTACAATTCACTTGACAAAAGCAAGATGAAGTTGTATCTTGCTAAAGTTGATAATCGTGCTGTCGGATATGGAATACTTCGAATTGAAAATGATGTTTTCCTTGTGACTGGTGGTCTGACTAAAAAGTCACGAGGTCAAGGCATGGGAAGATACATATTTCAGAATCTGATTGATGAAGCAAAGCGAATTGACAGTTCAAGAAAGATTGAACTAGAAGTTCTAAACACAAACACCGTAGCAAAAAGTCTGTACGATAAACTAGGATTTATCGAATACGACAAAACAGCAGAAATTACGAAAATGGAGTATAGACAATGATTCCACTATTCAAGGTGAGAATGTCTGAAAACGTAGGATTTCATTTGATTCCTGTACTGCATAGTGGATACATCTCACAGGGTCCAAAGGTAGATGAATTTGAGTTAGCTCTACAGAAAGAGCTAAAAAGCAAAAGTGTGCCTGTAACCGTAAACTCATGCACATCTGCAATTGATCTATCACTAGAGTTATGTGGAGTTGGAGTTGGTGATGAGGTCATCTCCACACCACAAACATGCTTTGCTTCACAGATTGGTATTCTTCATAAGAAGGCCAAAATTCGTTGGGCAGACATTGATCCCATTACAGGTCTGATGGATCCTGATTCGGCAGCAAAGCTCATCACACCAAAGACAAAAGCTATCGTTGCAGTCAACTGGGCAGGTAAGCTGTGTGACTATGCAAAGCTAAAGTCTTTTGGCATACCTGTTATTGAAGATGCTGCACACACTTGGGACTCATTCTTTACTGATCGACCAGAACGTGGTGATTATATCTGTTATAGCTTTCAAGCAATCAAGTTTCTAACTTGTGGTGATGGTGGTGCAATCGTTTGTGCTGACGAAAAGAAGGCTGAAGAAGCTAGACTGCTTCGTTGGTTTGGTCTAGACAGAACTAAGAACGAGTCATTTCGTTGCACACAGAATATCAAGAAAGCTGGCTTCAAGTATCATATGAATGATATCAGTGCAACTATTGGTCTTGCAAACATCGATCTTGCAAATGAATCTGTTATCAAACAACGTGAGAACAGCAAGTACATCATCGACAATGTAACTAACAAAGCTCTGACTCTTCCTAAGTTTGATAGTACAACATCATTCTGGCTGTTCAGTATGCACGCACCAGAAACTAAGAAAGATCACTTTATGAAGTATCTGGAAGAGAAAGATATTGCATCAAGTCCAGTTCATTTCAGAAACGATTTGTATGACTGCACGATCCAGTTTGCTGAGAATGATTTGCCTGGTGTGACACAGTTTACCACAACTCAAGTTTGTATTCCTAATGGTTGGTGGCTCACACAAACAGAACTCGATCATGTCGTTGAGGCTTTGAACACATATGCTTGATGTTTTTATCATACCATCAACTATTCAACCACTCTTCGGCGTCATAAACTACGAAGATAGATTCACTCAAACACTTGAAACAATACAAAGCATCAAAGACACAGTAAAAGGCAAAAGTATCATTATTCTTGCTGATAGTTCTGCCAAAGAGTTGCCTGCTGAGAAATTACAAAAGCTCAGAGATAGCGTTACATTATTTCTTGACTTTCATAATGATGATCTAGCACAACAGTTCAATAAGAACTGGCTAAAGAGTCATGGTGAAAACTATCTCCTACACAACTCAATACTCCGTCTAAAAGAAATCTATGATGTCAATTACAACTATGATCTAAAAGACACAAAAGGAAGAATGTATAAACTTGGCGGTAGATGCAAACTTCTTCCTTCTTTTGATATTCAAGAGCACCATGATTCTGGTGATAATTACGTATTCAAGACTAGACTATCAACATGGAGAACACCAGAACAACAAAAGGTATGCGATAGCACACATCTATTAGAAACAAGATTTTATTCTTGGCCGATAAGTTTCATGTATGACTATCTTGGAATCATACAGAAAAACTTTGAGCTATTCAATCAAGGATTAGATACTGAACATGCACATTTTATCAATATACCAAAAGACAAGCTCATAGAAAAAGAACGAATGCATGTTGGCTGTTATATTGCAGCATCTGGTGCTTATATCGAAGATTAATTAAAGGAGATAGTTATGGAAGTTCTCGAAACACAAATCGTCCAGCGTGACTGGGACAAGCGTTGGGAAAAGATCGTCAAGATTGTCGATCACGAAAACGCATATACATACTTCAATGAGTCTGGTGTCAGTGTATCACTGATTCCAGAAAAGTGGGTTACTGTTGCCGTATATGACTTCCTTATGGAGATTGTTGACAAATGACAAAAGATATCAAACTAATTCGACTACTGAACGGTGAAGAACTAATTGCAGAGCTTGTATTGGATACAGGACTCAAACTAACTATCAAGAATCCAATTCGAATTGTAGTCGTTCCTTCTAAAGGAAATCCACAGCAACCAACGATCGGTTTTGCTCCTTGGATGGAATTTGCCGAAGAGAAAGAAGTTACACTTGACAACTCCCACGTATTGTGTATAATGACACCGATCAAAGAGTTCATCACGCAATACAATGCCACATTTAGTGGTTTGGTTCTTCCGCAAAACAATCTATTGCTTCCAGAGAAAGGTCCCTAATGTCACATTCATTCTACACCTCTGTACATGTCTATGGTTCAAAGATTTTGTACAGAGGTGTCGAAAATGGAAGACGAGTAAGAAGACCAATCGAATACTTTCCCACACTATATGTTCCCTCATCACAGCCAACAGAGTTTACGACAATTCACGGAGAATACGTGGCTGAGACAAAGCCAGGTAACATCCGTGATTGTCGTGAGTTTGTTGAGAAGTATGATGGTGTCGAGAACTTCAAAATCTATGGCAATCAGAAGTACGAATACACCTATATCTCCGACACATTCCCCGGTGACATTGACTGGGACATAGCGCACATCAATGTGTGCAACATCGATATCGAGGTAGGCTCAGAGAATGGTTTCCCTGAGCCTGATACTGCGTATGAACCAATCACTGCTATCACCTTCAAGACTGCAAAGAAGTTTGTGGTGCTGGGTTGTGGTGAGTTCAAGAATACTCGTGAAGACGTGCGGTATGTGAAATGCACAGATGAGATTGACCTGATCAAGCGTTTCGTTGACGAGTGGTCTGGTGATCATCCTGATATCATCACAGGCTGGAACGTCAAGTTCTTCGATATTCCATATCTGGTCAATCGTATCACCAAGCTGATGGGTGAGGACTTTGCTCGTCGCCTGTCGCCTTGGAACAGACTGTATGAACGCAACGT